CCTCGTGTGGCATCCAGCGCGTCGCCGTGAACGTCTCCGTCTTGACGTTCTCCTCCATCACCTCAATCTGATAGCGGATCGAGACATTGCGGAGTCCGCCGTCCATCATCGCCTTGACTTCCGCCGCGCGATCCGTGCTGAACATCGCCGCGTCCGTATACAATTTCTTATCCTTGACGCGCGCGCCGACGATCATCCCCACCGGATCATTCGTATCGTGATTAAAGAGGAACGGCATCGCGCCCGCCTTCGCGCGCGCCAGATTCACCGCCGCCGGATCATGGGACAGGATCTCCGTCCCCCACCACCGTTCAACAGGTTCTTCGGACGACGCCGAAAACGTAATGATGTCCTGCCCCGTCTTCTCGTCCTTGCGCCAGGCCCATTCGTCCGCCTGAAACCACCGACTGAGCAACCCCTTTTGCTTCACGATCTCTTCGCGCGTCCCCTCAGCCATGTCGCCCTCCCGCGTGCATGTGAATGATCGGCGCCGCGTTCTTCTGCGTCGTCTGATCCGCCGCCGCCTGATTGTCCGTCGTCGCCTGAGTCTCCGTTGGCGTCATATCCCCCGCCGCCCCTGGCGCCGGTTCTTTCTTGACCGTGGACGGATCGTTGTCGAAGATCAATTTCTGCGTCTTCATATAATCCAATTCGTCGCGCCGCTCTTTCATTACGTCTTCGAGATCCCGCCCATCCCCCACCGACGCAATGACCGCCGACACCGTCGTGAACCCGTTCCGGATCGACTTCTCCGCCGCCTCCACCTCTTTCGTCGGATCGACCCACGACCATCCGCGCGGCTTGAATCGTACCGCCTCATACTTCGATCGATTCAACGCATACGCCTCGACCGGAATCGACGTGATCGCGCGCGCCAACACCGCCTGTTGGAGCCAGAACTTATGCACCCGCTGCCGAACCGATCGAATGAACCACATCTGCAACACCCGCCACAGATCCCGATCATCCAGCAACGCCAATCGCGACGACGAGTAATTGGATTGGGAATAATCCCGCGAGAGACTTTCGTAGCTCACGCCCGTCCCCGCCGCCACTTCCCGCAACATCATCCGCATAAACGGATCGAGATGCTGATTCGGACGATTCGGCGAGGCAAAATTAAACTTCTCGCCCGCCCGCAACCGCGCCAGCAACGCCGGTTCGATCTCCGTCGTCAACGATCCGTCTTCCTGCTTCGAGCCAAATTCCGATTCCCCGCCCGGCGATTCAATGAACCCCATATAGCACGCCGCGCCGCGCGCCGCCGTGATCTCCGCCTCCGTCAATCCGTCCATATCCTGAAACTTCCGCCCGCTCGCGTGCATCCACGGCATTGCCCGAGTCTGCGGCCACCGATCGATACTGCGCAAGTGAATGATATCGCTCGCCGGAACGCGCTCCACCCGATCCGTCGCCGTCCCCATGACGCGCGGATCGCCGGGGTGCAATTCTCGGATCAAATAATTCACCGGCGCGCCGAACCGATCGACCTCGATCCCCAGCTTGACGTTCGCCGTCGTGGACGCCGTGATCGGCCCCACATCGTCCGCGATCCGTTCCGGCTCGATCAACTCCAACGCCAACGGCACCTTGGACGCGCCGATCCGCATGGGCCACATGCGAATGAAGATCTCCCCCGCTTCGAACACCTGCCCGACCGCCTGCAGTTCCAAATCACAGAAATGCAACGACCGCCCCGTATGGCACGCCTCCGCATAGCTCCACTCTTCCCACACCTCTTCGATCTCGTCGTTGACCGTTTCATTGAACTCGTCCCGCGTCGTCTTCACCTTCGCCTGCATCCCGACGCCGGACCCGATGATATTATTCTGGATGATCACCTTCGCGCGCTTCGCATAGGCCGCGTCGCGCACCAATTCACGCGACCGATTCCGCGCAACGCGCAGACTCGATATCAATTCCGTATCTTCTGAAGTGGTTTGTGTGCCGAAACCAGAGGTGAGCCGCCCAGGTCGCCCCAGGCTATACATGCGATTGAGGTCCGCCGCCGACGCCTTCGCCTTCACCGGATTCGACGACGGCGCGCCCCACGTCTTGAACGTCTGCCACGCCGCCGTCAATCGCTCAAACATTCCGCGCCCTCCACGCCGTCAAGCACAATGCGTGGGGAGATACGCGAGATCGAACACTATGGATAGTGGGAGATCGTGGGAGGTAGTGAACCCTGGGGACCGATTTTTATTCGCGCCACCCTTTGACAAAACCCGCGCTGACGCGCTTCTGGCCTAACTTTGACGCGGGCGCGTCGCCGTTCGTTTCGACTTTCCCCGCCTTCATCAACTTCTCGACATCCGATTCCGGCACGTACCACCCATCTTTGACGCGGAACGCGTTCGGGAATAAATGATCCTCGACGATCCAGCGGTAGATCGTGTTCTCATGCTTGTGAAACAATTTCGCCAGATCCTTGACCGTCTGGAGTTTTCTCACCGCCACCCCTTGATAAACCCGCCCCGCCGTGGAAGACGCGCCTCGCGCTTCGCCGCCTCCGACGGGAACGGCGTCCGCTCTTTCGCCGCCACCGCCACCGGCATGTGCAGCGCATCTTTTCCTGCCTCGTCCAACGTCCTCGACGCAATCCCCGCCGCCACTTCCGCCGCTTCATCCGTCAACCGCTGCCGGATCTCCTCCCACGCGATCCCCGCGCCGCGTTGCAACAGGACCAGCGCGACGTACCCATAGACCCGACAATCCAACGCCTCATTCCGCCCCGTCTTGACATACGTCCGGACCATGAACCCCTTCCGATACGCGACCTGGACCCGTTCCGCCGTCAACTGCGCAAAATAGTCCGACTCCCGCGCGTCCGGAAAATGACAGAACCCCGGCCCCACCTGATCCAATTTCAACCGGGAGTAGATCGTATCCTTCGCCACCTGCGTGCCGATCAACCACAGATCGACCTGGCCGACATTCGTCCGCGCCTTCCCCGCGATCACGCGCGGACTGACTTCACTCCCGCCCTTCACGGCCCACACCCGATCGATCTGCCGTGGCCGCACGTAGCTATATACTTTCTGCGTATGATGCCCCCCGCTATCGATCGCCATGCAGGTGACTTTCATCTCCACCCCATCGACGCGCTTGAACGTCCGCGCCTTCAACGCCGTCACATTCGCCCATACGTCGTCTTTCGCCGGATCGCCCGGCCATACGAAATAGTCGATGTTCCACGACTCTTCCCCCACGCCCCACCCGATCAATTCACACTCGATGCGATCGTCCTGCACATCGACGCCCGCCGTGAGAATCAACACGCCGCTCGGGATATACCCCGCATACCGCTCCAACCGTTTCAATGGATCGAGCACCACGCGCTCCTCCGATGTTTCCACCCACGGCTCCGCTAACACCGAATTGACGAATCCCATCAACTCCTCGCGCTTCCCCTTCGCGTCCAGAAATTCAGCCACGATCGTCTCCCACTCCACCCACATCGAACACAACGCGGACAGATGATAGCCCCGGTGATATCGCTGCCGCGGGCTCCCCTTCACCTGTCCTTCGACACACGTCAACCCCTTCGGCACCCACACCCCGCGCCGCAGCATCTCCATCCGCTCCGTCGTCTCGATCCGCCCCGCGCACCGCCCGCACACGTACCACACCTCCGCCCGTCCTTCCCGAATCTCGTCCGCCGTCGCGCCCTTCGTCCACCGCAACGCCCCCGTCCCTAATTTCTCGTCCGGACGAAACGTCAACGCCTGAAACGCCTGGCACCTCGGACACGGCACCCACCATCGCCGCCAGTCCGACCGCTTCAACGACGACCAGATGTAGCCCGTTTCTAATCGTGGCGTGGACGCCAACACAATTTTCCGATCCGGATACGTCCGCGTCCGCTCCGAGCCCAACCGGATCGGCGACGCCTCCCGCCCTGAGAATTGCGGATACTTCTCCACCTCGTCAAACAACACGCGCCGACACGGATCGGACGCCAGATCCGCCGGGGAATTCGCGCCCGCGAATTTCAGGAACATGCGATCGAACCGATACGTCTTCCCGGCCAGATCGTCGTCCAATCCCGTCGTGTGCATCCGCAACGCCGGACACGCTTCCACCATCGGCTTGACCCGCTTCGAGGCCCACGCCTTCGCGTCTTCATCGCGCGGGAGCACGATCATCGTCGGCGACGGATCGTCGTCAATGACATAGCCCACCATATTCAAAATCATTTCCGTCTTCCCGACCTGCGTCGCCGTGCACAGCGTAATGTCCGTCACGTCCGGATCAGTAAACGCGTCCATCGGTTCGCGCTGATACGGCGCCCGCTCCGTCCGCCAGAACCCCGCCTCCGCCGCCGTCTCCGCCACCAACCGCCGCTCCACGTCCGCCCAGGCCGACACCGATCGCTCCACCTTCGTGTCCAGATGTTGCCGCCCCACCACCCGAAACACTTCCACCACGTCCGGCGCATACAACGCGCTGGACAGATCCCCCGCGCTCTCCGCCATCGTCACACCCCCGCGATCGGCACCGTCACAATCGAATTCAGGATATTTGTCCCGCGCGAATGCGGCCCGATCGACCCCCCCGCGCGGAACAAATTCCCCCACTTCGCGCGCATCCGCGCCACCGACGCCTGCTCGATCTCCAACGTCCGCAGACTCACGAACCCGCCCGCCTTCCGCCCCGAATCGTGCCGGTAGGTATATTTATTGACGCGCAACGTGCGATGTTCCCGCGCGATCGTCGCCAGCCAGAAATCATAATCATCCTTCCCCCCCACCGAGGGATCGTACCGGACCACCGGATCGAGATGCCCCGCGAACGGCCCCAACACCGGCGCGAGAAACGAGAACGGCGTCTGCGTCCGATACGCGAGCGCGTCGTCTATCTGATTCAACCCCCACAACGTCACGCGCAGTTGCTCCGCCAGATCGTAGAAATGCTCCACCATCCCGCGAATCTGCCGCATCGTGAGCACATGCTTCGCGCCGCCCTCCCACATATTGATCGATGTCAGATCGTCGTCCACGATCAACGTCCACCGACTCGGCGACCGATCCAAGATCGCATTACATTTCCGGCCAAGGTTGCCGTCCTCCGCGTCCGGAATCGCTTCAATCCGCTTCGCCCCGTACTCTTTCCGATACGCCGCCGCCTGCGATTCCGGCACCCACACCGACGCCTCCGGAAATAACTTCAACGTCGTGATCGTCCCCGCCCGCTTATAGGACCGAATCGCGACATGGATCGTCGGCGTACTCATCATGCTCCCCTCTCTTCTGGCGGCACCAACGGCCCCGCCCATTCGCCCAAGGACAGATTGAACAGATCGAAATTTTCCCCGCTCGCGCCCAATAGACTCGGATCGCTCCGATAGCCATAGACATTGACGACGCGCCATCGCTCCGGATTCGTCTCCTCTTTCCACCGGAACCAGTACCATCCCTCGACCGTTGGCGCCTTCTCCGTCCAGATCATCGCCCCTCCCTTCCCTGCTCGCGTCGTCGGCCCAATCCCTACCATAAAGGGACCAGGCCGACCGCTCACACGCGCGCAGATCGCCCCACTTCGCGCGGGTCCGTGAGACTTCACGCCGGATCGCCGCCGTTTACCGCTTCCACCTGATAGGCTTTGATTCCACCCGAATCCGGAACGGAATCGCCCCGTGCCACTTCACGATCCCAAGATTCCGCGCTCCCTTCCAGATCCGCCACGTCTGCTCTAACAGATTCACCGGCACCATCCGGATCGCATCCACCCCGCTCCGCGCCTTCATACCGCGCGCTCCGTCAACGCGCCTTCGCGATGCCGATCCGTGATCGACGCGCGCCGAATCGCTTCGTCCGTCACCAACCCGCCCTCGTACCACGCCACAAAACAATACCAACACACCGCGCCAGGAATTCCGCCCATCAGTACCTTGTGGTAATTATGGTCCGTCCCGTGTTGACAGATCGAACACGCCGCCCGCGCGCTCATTCCGTCACCTTCTCGATCGCGTCACCCTCGATTTTCAGATTCCCGCGAAACACCCCATTCCCGCAATCGATCAACGTCGGAATGCCGGGCGCCAACGCCCGAATCGTCCGCCCCGCCGCGAACTGATTCCGCAACCACGCCAACGCCCCTTCCAATTGCCTGACCCGCTCAACCGTCTCCCTATGATCCCGCTCCCGCACCCATTCGCCCGCGTCGTCCCGTACCATACTCGGATGCCCCGGCCTGCCAGCAGATATTTCGAACCGATATCGCGCCGCCATCATGCCGCCTCGTCCGGCGTGTACGGCACCGCCTGATTGAGGAACGCGATCGCCCGCCCTTCCGCACCCGCCGCGCGGTAGGCATCGTCCCCGATCCCATCCGCCGCGCAGAGCGCGTCCTTCAACGCCAACAACACCAGCATTTTGTAGAAATTCAGCGGCTCATTCCGCGCCTCGATCGCCGCCAACATCTCCGACGCCGACGTATATTCCAGATGTTTCGGAATTCGACTGATTCCCATCTCGTCACCTCCCTTTGATCCATTTCGCCAACGCCCGCACCCCGCGATCCAACGCCTCCACCGTCACCATCGCCACATACACCGCCACCATCACCCTGACCACGCGCCACCAGTCGATTGACTCGACCCACTCGGTCATGGCGCTAACTCGTCGCGCCGGATCTTCCGATGTCCCTCCCCCGCGTTCACCTCGACGCCCGTCGCCACCGCCTTCACGTCAACACCCCGACTCAACCGCTCGCGCCCCCCTCCGCGCGATCCGAAATAATAGGCGAGCACCGCCCCCGCCACCATCGGCATCGCGCCCCAGATCACCGCCCATAGCTCACTCATTCCGGCAACTCCTCGCGCTTAATTCGTCGCCCGTTCTGGCGACTGATTCGAAACGGGGGATTCTTCAGGAAGATCCACAACGCCGCGCATTCTTCAACCGTCAACTTCCGCTCCGCGATCGCCGCCGCCATTGCGTCGTGCCAGATCCGCTCGCCCGCATTCATTCCGGCAACTCCTCTCGCGTGATCTTCCGCCGCCCCGTCTCCTCGACCACGACGATCGTCGGACGCCGCGCCGCCGCCAGAGGCGGATGCGTCCCATCCGCCATTGCCGACCAGAAGACCTGCGTCGAATTCGACACGATCGACGACGCCGCCGCCGCTTGCGCCGCCGCCACATAATTCGGCCCACGCGCCCGGCACCGATACCGCATCAACCATTTGTCCGACGTGATCGCGATCTCCTCGATCACCCCCTGGAAGACGCGCCGACTTGATACCAAGATCGTGCTCGTCGATACCTCGCGTACTAGAATCTCGTCCCCGAGCATCGGGGGTGCGCTTTCGCTCTCAGGCCCCGATCGAAGAAACGTGGCGAACAGCGTCGCGTGGTCCTCGTAATACACGATCTCAAACCCGTCCCGCGCGATCGCCGTCGTAATGCGCCGCTCCACGCCGTCCGTGAGAATGTAGATCTCGTGGTCCATCGCCCGTCACTCCACCGCGCCCAATTTCTGCAACAGCGTCTTCCCCAGAATCACCCGCCCAATTCCGCGCCGTCCCGCTGAACATTTCCCGACCTGCGCGCTCACGACGCTCCGCACCCCCAACCGCTCGCACGCGACCTGCCAATCAAATTCATTATCAAACGTAAAGAGGAGATAATCTTGTCGCTCGTGCAATTCCGCCGAAATCGTACACTCCGGCACCAACGTCTCGTTCTTCCGCCGCTTCCCCGCCTGATTCGACTCCTCGATCATTTCCAACACCACCTGATCCAGATCTTCATCCCGCGCGATCTCCGCTGCGAGCGCCTCATATTTCGCTTCGTCTTTCTTCGCCATCGACCCGATCACGTCGAACGTCGCCAACACTTCCCGCTCCTCGATCTCCGACAATTCCACGTAGGCCACCGGCACCACGGCAAGCCCGCGTTCGATCGCCAACGCCACGCGCAGATGCCCATCGATAATCACCCCCGTGGATCGATTCACCGTCACCGGCGCCACCCACCCGATCGTCCGCAACACCGCCAACATCGACTCCTGCTGATGCGCCGGATGCACGCGCCAGTTCAACGGATTCGCAATCAACAGATCCGGCTTGACGGATTCATACCCGACAATCCGATTCTCCCACGACGGCAACGCTACCGCGTCGTCGCCGGGCCTTTCGTCTCCCCGCTGAGAATCGGATCGCCCGCCATCCGTCGAAACATTTCGTTGAACAACTTCAGCGCCGCCGCCTCGATCTCTTTTCCTAACTTTCCGCCCCACTGTCCGCCGAGTTGCCGCCCGATCGTTTTGAGGCTTTCTTTCCAACTCATTTCGTTTGCGATCCACGCCTTTCGGACCTGAATCATCGGCAACACGCGCTTGCTTTTTTCCGCCAACTCGACCTCCGCGATCAACGCCTTGGCCCTTCGTCCCCGCTTGTCCCATTCGTATAACTCCTCTCGCTGTTCCACATTCCGCTTTAACGTCTCGCTATACTCCGCGCTCAATTCTCCCGCCGCGTCCCCCGTCGCCGTCGTCGTCCCTGATTTCGCCCGCGTCCGCCGGATCAACAACGCCGCCCGGCACTTCTCCACATGAAACCCCCGCGCCGTCCGTTCAATTTGTCCCGCCGCCCGCGCCCGCTTGACCGTAATCTCCGCCACCCCCAACACTTTCGCCAACGCCGGAACCGTCGTCGCCCATATAACCGCCATCCGCTTCCCTTTCCGCTCAGTATCCGGTATCAGATATCGGCACAACCAAACAAAAAAGTACGCCCCGACTCAAGAAACGCGACGCGGCCTGACC